CGATGCCAGTCAGGTTGGTATTGCGCGCAATGTCGATGCTACTCAGGTGGGCAAAACTGATGGGCAGAACTTCGGACAGATATTTGACGGTGAGATTCGCTTTACGATAACCGGTCGCGATAGCCCCACCGACACTTACATCCTGATTCAGGCCATTGACGGTCATCAGGCTTTTGTGGCCGCTAAGGTCAACACGACGCTGGCAGCTGGTTACACGGTGGCAGATTTGCATGCCGCCACGATGCAGAGCTTCCAGCCATTTGGCGTGACGCAGGGCATTACTGCTCAGATGCCGGACACCGTATTCCCCCGCGGGCGTGTGATGTATGGCATGGCGCGCGACGTGATGAGCAACGTTGCTGACCAGTGCAATGCTAACTGGCAGATTGTGGATGGTCAGGCGCAGATGGTAAGCACTGATAAGTACATCCATGAGGCGATTGTGCTCAACAGCCGCACCGGACTCATTGGCATGCCACAACAGACCATGGGCGCTGGCGTTAACGTTCGGTGCCTGATTAACCCCAATATTCGGGTGAGCGGGCTTATCGAACTGGATCAGGCTTCTGTGTACCGCTCGGCGCTATCCAGTGACGAGGTACAGCGGTCAGGAGGGCGGATTTTTGAGACCGAAAATAACGGTAATCTGAACGTTAATGGAACACTGCAACAGCCCGCAAGTATTGCGACCGATGGCGTGTATATCGTGCAATCCATCAGTTATACTGGTGATACACGCGGACAAGCTTGGTATATGGATTTGATGTGCAGCGCCAGAGGTTCCGCAGACCTTCAGACATCAACTGCTATCACTCGGGGTATTTCCACATGAGCAAGGTAGGCGCTACAGCATTAATGGCTTTTATGTTTTCAACTGTGTGCTTTGCAGCGCCAAAACCTATCATGCAATGTGGCCCGTTTTTAATATCATCGAGTGATGATGGATTTGCTCACGTCAATAACATCCGTCCGGTGAGCCAGAAGTTCACTTTTCTCGCCGCTAAAGAGGATTACTCATCCGTTCAGTACCAATGGATGGTGCCGCGTACAGATTACCCCGGCTATTACGGCATGGACTATATCAAACGCAATGGCAAAGCCATCTTGAACGTAGAGGCCATCCGATCGAACATGAACGAGCCGCGAATGTTCGGCACGTATGACTGCAAGAAAATCTAAGTCAGTCGCGATTTAATGAACCCGCTTCGGCGGGTTTTTTATTGGAGCTAATATGCCAGTTTCACCACAATCACAGGCTGGCGGCGAATCGCAGGCCTACAAAGCGCTGTCAGATTCCATCTTCTCCATGCTACGCGTTTCCATGCCTGGCATCATCCAGACTTTCGACCCGATCGCCTGCACCTGCACTGTTCAGCCTGCCATCAGCGGTCAGGCAGCAGATGAGCTGGGTAACTTCAAATCTGCACCTCTTCCTTTGCTTCTCGACGTCCCGGTGGTTTTTCCCCGCGGCGGCGGATGCACGATCACCTTCCCGGTCAAAGTGGGTGATGAGTGCCTGGTCATCTTCAGCGATCGGTGCATTGATTTCTGGTGGCAAAACGGTGGCATTCAGGAGCCGGTAGACCCTCGCCAGCATGACCTGTCAGATGCGTTCGCTATCATAGGCCCTCAATCGCAGGCCCAAGTGATCAGCAACATCAGCCCGTCAACACTGCAGATGCGCACCGATGATGGGGCGGCTTATATCGAGCTGGACCCGAACAGCCATGCGGTAAACATCGTCGCCCCGGGCGGCCTTAACGTTACGACTCCGCTGGCTAAGTTCAGCCAGGCTGTAACGATATCAGGTCTTCTGACGTGGATGGGCGGCATGGTGGGTAGTCTCGCGAGTGGCACAGCAGCCAAAATTACCGGCGCCATCGAATTTATCGGCAGCCTGAAATCTAACGGCAAGGACATCAGCGACCAGCACACGCATAACGGTGTGCAAAGCGGCAGCAGCAATTCAGGCAAGGTGAACTGATGCGATACAGACGCGAAGATGAAAACGGTGATTACACCTTCGGCAAAGGGGATGACACATGGCTGATTAACTCACCGGAGTGTGTTGCTCAGGCCGTAAAAACGCGCTTCCTGCTCTGGTACGCGCAATGGTTCCTCGACACTACAGAGGGCACTCCATGGGTTCAGTCGGTACTCGGTAAGCAGAAGCCTGAAACGTATAACCTGGCCATCCGGAAAAGGATTCTTGAAACACCCGGTGTTAACTCAATTAAGTCGTTCGATACCAACCTGAATACCTCATCACGGCGTGTGATTTTCACCGCAACCATCGACACCATCTACGGAACGACGACAGTCACAAGCGAGGCATAATGGCTCTCAATTTAGATACGCTGGGGCTCTCCGCTACAGTGACCGCCTCAGGGATAAGCGCGCCCGATTACCAGACGATACTGAGCAAACTCACCGAATATTTCCAGCAGATTTACGGTGCCGACGCTTACTTAGATTCGGACAGTAAAGATGGGCAGATGGTGGCGTTGGTAGCCCTGTCGGTGCATGACGCTAACAACACGGCGATTAAGGTTTACACCTCATTCTCACCATCAACCGCCATGACTGACGCGCTTACCCGCAACATCAAAATTAACGGTATCACGCGAAAGCCTTCGACGAATTCAACGGTTGACCTGACGCTTAGCGGCACTGCCGGCACCACAATCACCAACGGCTCAGTTAAGGATGCGAACGGTATTATCTGGAACCTTCCCGCCAGCGTAACTATCGGCGTGGGCGGCGCAGTGACTGTAACAGCAACCTGCGCCGTTCCGGGCGCAGTAGCAGCTGTGATTGGCTCAATAAATCAGATCAACACACCTACCCGAGGCTGGACGGCCGTAACCAACTCAGTTGCAGCAGCAGTGGGCTCAGATGCTGAAAAGGACTCAGCACTGCGCATCAGGCAAAGCCGTAGCGTTGCTATACCATCACTGACACCATTTGAAGCCGTCGATGGCGCACTGGCTAATGTCGCTGGCGTGACCCGGCACAAACTCTATGAGAACGATACCGGCGCGACTGATGCCAACGGCATCCCCGGACATTCTATCGCGGCCATTGTAGAGGGCGGAGATGTCACCCTGATCGCACAAACCATCCGGGGAAAAAAAGGTCAGGGCGTGGGGACGTTTGGCAGCACAACTACCCAAGTGCCTGACAAATACGGCAACCCGCATGACATCAGCTTTTCGCGCCCGACCAATGTTCCAATCTATGTGGCCCTGACTCTCAAGGTTTTTACAGGATACACCACGCAGATTGGTGAGCAGATTAAGCAGGCAATAGCTGACTACATCAACTCTCTGACGATCGGCGATGACGTATTGCTCAGTCGCCTCTATTCGCCAGCGAACCTCGGCGTGGTCAGTGGCGGCAATGCTCGTTATTACGACATCAACAGCCTGCAGATAGGCAAGTCAGCCGGTTCTGTATCTGCCTCCAATATTGTCATTGCCTATAACGAATCCGCCACCTGCAGCGTAGCGAACATCTCCATTACGGTGTCGCCATGAGCAAATACACAGACCGTATAACCAACTATCACAGGGGGAAGCCCCTGTTTGTTGAGCACGTGGATTTATCGACCCGGCCACTGACTGACGTGTCCGCTGCAATGTATGGCCTGATTTCAGCGTTTGATATTGATGAGGCTATTGGCGTTCAACTGGATGCGCTGGGTGAGTGGATAGGCAGAAGCCGCATTGTCAGCCAGCCAATATCAGGGGTTTATTTCTCTTTTGATACTGCAGGTTTGGGGTGGGATCAGGGTGTATGGCAGGGGCCGTATGATCCGGATGCCGGCTTCACCAGCCTGAGTGATGACACTTATCGAATCGTTCTGAAAGCGAAGATCGCCATCAACAGCTGGGACGGGCAAAACGACTCGCTGCCGGCGATTCTGGAAATCGCGCTTGATGGTTCCGGTCTGAGAATGCAAATCGTCGACAACCAGGACATGACCATCTCAGTCTGGGTATTTCCGGAAGAGGATATCAGCCAGGTGTCACTCGAGCTTCTGGCCGCTATCAAACAAGGCTATCTGACGGTTAAAGCTGCCGGAGTATGGGCCGGCGATATTCAAACGCCTTCTATTTTAACACCATCAGTTGGGTCGAAATTCTTCGGCTTCGATATGGACAATGAATATATTGCCGGATTTGATGACGGCGCATGGGGAGTGACACTTTAATGGCTACAAATAACTTTAAACCTTTCGCTGCTGCGCCAGCAGCTAATGTAACAAGCCAAACAGATTACGAAGCACTTGCTGCGCTGATAACTGGCTTCCAATCTGGAAAAGCAAGCTCCTCTCAAATAAATAAAGCGTTGAGGCAGGGAACCATTATGGCATCGGTCCTTGCACAATTTATTTCTGATTCTGCAAATGTTGATGTTCTTGACAATGGAAACACGGCCGCGATTCTGGCGAACCTAAAATTAGCCATGACAGCCTTAACACCAGGCAGATTGCTCGGAAAAAGAATCCTCACCACTTCTGGAGTTTACACACCAACAATCGGAACCAAATCGATAATTGTTGAAGCGATTGGCGGTGGTGGCGCTGGTGGCGGTAGTGTTGCTACAACTTCTGGCCAGCAGTCTTCTGGAAGTGGTGGTTCTTCTGGAGGGTATGTGATGGCATCTTTTACTTCAGGTTTCTCAGGAGCGAGTTTTAATATTGGTAGTGGCGG